TTTCATTTAAATAAATATGACCTGCTGGATACCCACCTGCGTATTCAACTCTTAGTTCATCAAAAGCTAAAAGATGAGGCATGCTAATAACTGGAAATTCATCATCATTTACTCTGCGAACATTTCTTGCTGCTGGTGCTTTATCTCTTAAATATCGTTCCATACGGCAATCATGGTTACCTTCTAAGTAAACAATTCTTGCGTGTGGAGAAGCTGCTCTTTGACCTGCAAAAAAAGCATGACCTGCGCGTAAGCTTTCATTTACAGAATTTTGCATTGATTCTTCTTGCATATATTTACCAAAATTAGGTAGGTCTAATGTGTCACCTAAATTAATAATATCGTCTACGCCATATTCTTCTTCTAATACAGCTGTAATTTGTAAAGCTACATCTATAGCTTTTGTATCGTGAAACGGGTCTAACTCTCCGTCATTAAATTTACGAAATCCTATTTGAGCGTCTGGAAGAAGTACTGCTAACTTCCAATCTCCATCTTTTTTATTTTTTTGTTTTACTGGCTTTGATAATTTTGCTGCTGTTACGCGAGTTAAATCAACACCATCTTCTACTGGTGATTCTAATTGAGCTTTAATTACTGAAAATAAATCATCTAAATCTTTTGTTACTGACATTTACATTGACCTCCGATATGCATCCTAAATATGGTTACTTTGAATGGCAATTCCGCTGCTTTATTCATCACTTTAAATAACGTGTGTAAATTTACATCTTTTTTAGTTCTTGCTTGTTCTAGTAATTCTTGTACGCCTGGCGTTTGTTGGTTAATCCATCTGTTAACAACGCAACCTTCTGTTGGTGCGTTTACGAAATCTTTTAATACTTGTTCTAACATATTGTGCCTCTCCCATGGTTCGCCATGTAGTTTTAAATCTTATCACAAGATTACACCAATGTTATTTAGTATGCAAATAAGAAAACCCCGCGAGTTTTGCTCGCGGGGTTTAAACAGGGATGCCAGGCAGGTGGCAGATGCCCTATATATTCAATTAATTATTCGGTCATACCAGCGTTGAAGTTGGGACGAGAACGATTAACTGCTGAAGGAATAATGCGACCATTGCCTTGTGTATAACCAGCTTCTGGGCTTGTTCCTTTTGGCATCTTAACACTTACACCGTAACGTGCTCCTGAACGTTCACGTAGTTTATTAGTACGTGAAGGCTTTGGTTGCTTATATGGGTCTGTTCCACCCTTAGCGTTACCAGTTTTTTTCATAAGTTTTGTATGTTTTGACGGAGTAGCAGCTTTTGCAGCACCTTTTGAACCTACGTTGCCCATAGTTTCAAAATCACTAGCTTTAGCTGACTTCGATACGAAATCTTCCATTTACTACCTTCTCTTGGCCTAAGAGTTACTATTAACTACGGTAGTGCTTTATTGATTTTTACAAATGCTTAACTAGCAATAATTGAAAATACAATTGCAGAAATCTGTCCATCGTGGCTTTCAATTGACGCAAAACCAGGAACACAGACAAGGTCTAGTCCTCTTGGGGCTGCGTACCCACGGGCTATTGCAATGGCTTTAACGGCTTGATTTACGGCTCCTGCGCCTACAGCACGGACTTTACAGGTACGATTTTCATAGATACTGTGGGCTATTGCTGAGGCTACCGCTTGAGGGTTACTGCCGCTAGATACGCGCAGTATTTGTTCTTCTTTTTGTTCTTCAGACATATTGTTCCTTTAAGTGTTCCGGGTCTTAAAAGTATGTCAAAGAATTACTTTTTAATGGGGCTAAGCGGGCAGGTGTGTTTATCCCTTAAATTTTCATATTCTACAAGGCTATTTGCTTCTATTTTGCATCCACAAGGCAAAGTAGAAGTAATACGAACTGACACTAATCCTCCTCTCCATCTATAGGAGTTGGGGCAGTGGCTTTGCTACCACAGAATGTACACTCCATGTCTAAAAAGTACATTGAAATACCATCTCCATCAAACATGCAATTTACTTTAAATACAGTTGAACCGCAAACGCATACTGAAGTTGGGGTACCTCTTAAATCCATAGCGTTTTTGTAATCTGGGACTACTTCGCTAATTGGAATTGAGTTTAGTTTTTCTTCGTTATTTCCCATGGTATCGATTCTATTGTATATAGAAAGCTATCTGATGCTATAGAAGCAGCTACAGCTAGGTCCTCTACGTGGTATTTATGGTCTTCCGTTGGGTGGAATCTATTTACTGAAGCCGCAACAGTTCTTGTAAAAAACTGTACAAACTCTTCTACTGTCATATATGGGCTAAATATTAGTTTTACTTTTTTATCCATTTTGTTTCTCCCTGTATTTTGGGTCCTTTAAGTTACCTTGTATAGATTTTTCATAATCTACCGTTGCGTATCCAGAAGCTATACGAGCTAATGAGTAAGAATCGGCAGCATTGTCATCTGTTAATTCTACGCCCCACTTCTTAAACACTGCAAGTAGCATCTGGCTTTTCTTTACATCTTTTCCTTTTCCTGCTACATATTTCTTTAATGTAGTAGGAGGAATAATAAGTGGGAACATTCCATTATCAAATAAAACTAATTTAACAATAGCTCCCAACTCACCTAACATATGGGACATTTGAGAACCATAGGCGTAACCTTCTATAGCTGCGTCTAGCACTTTGTTTTTATCTGTAGTAACGCTATTTAAAGACTCAACAATAAACTCAGCAACGGCTACTAACCTAGTAATTCCCCCTCCCTCAAATTTTTTAACTACCGTTTTGTATTTTGTAGGGTCTTCTTTGGATATGTAGGTAATAGAAAATCCACCATAAGATTGGTCTATACCCATATAAACTGAATGACCCGAAGGTATTCCTGGGCCGTATGTTTTCATTAGAGGTTAAAGCTCTTCTTTCTTGTTTTGTATGAATCTCCAGCAGTGCGTCTAGTCAACTCTCTGCTTATTAAAGCTAAATCTTTATTAACGTTGTCATACATCATTGATACTAATTTTGTATAACTTGTACGTTTCATATGTTCAGCTTCTATTTCAACTATCTTTGGGTCTGTGGCTACCTTTAGCCTAGCTACCGTTATCTTTTCCGCATTACTTCCGGTTGTTAAAGATAGGGTAAGCAATCCCACCTCATAATCTAACTGTTTTTTTGTATTTAATTCATCAATTTCTGCACACGCTAGTTGAGTATTGATGAAAGCTAGATAAGAGGTTAAATGTGTAAATAACTCCATCAGTTCTTCTTCACCTAAACTTGTTACATCTGATGGAACTCTGGGGGTATCAATAAAAGTTTCTCTTTCTATTAAAAACCCTTGAGATTTAAGGGAATCTAAAGTTGTTGAACTCTCTTCAGATACTAATTTAGTTAGTGACATACTCGAACTCCTTACATTGTTTACATCCATCTATCCCTTTTAAATTACAAATAGGTGGAGTTTTGGTATCAACAGCAGTCACAATCATTTGAGCTGCGTCTAGTAACTCTGTAATACCAAAATCACTTTTAGGTATAATAAACTCTTTTACCTCTTGATTTAATTTAGACTCATAAATAATAACTGCTTCTTGAGGAGCATCTTCCATACCAATTAATTCCATAAGTTTCATATATAACTGGGCTTGTCTTTGATGGCTATAAAAAGGGGCAGTCATGGATTTCCAAATTTTCTCAAAATCCCCGTCGTATTTTACTAACAAGTCGGGGTCTTCCCATCTAACAGTTCCAATTCCTAACGATTTAATTTCTAATAGTAATGGGTCCCCAAATCCAACTAACCAACCATCGGAATGGCCACTAATTTTTAAAGGTTCGTAAGATAATGAAACTTCTCTATAAGTAAAAGGTCCAACACACTGTTCTTTTGCCTGACTATGTAATCCCCAAAAAAGTTCATTGCAATGACTACAAAGCCATGAACCAATAATTTTATCCATATCTTTAAACCACTCTTGCCACTTAGCATGTATTCTGTGGCCTTCTTCAAACATTAGTTCTCGTTTTAAGGGAGACCTAAAAGAAGAATCAGCTGGTGTATATCCTTGCAATTTATAATAAGAAGTTCTATGACACCAAAAGGGTTTAACCATATCTGATGGATGAAGTACATCTTGTCTTCTATCAGTATTCTGTGGTTTAGATAATAAATATCTTTCTATTGAGTTAATTACTCTTGTATCTTTTTTACCCACGTCGATGAACTGCTTTAGTGCTTTTGACGGTTTGTACTTTGTTGTCATTTTCTTTTACCCACTCTTCTAACGTTTTACCATTACGTATGGCTTTACGTTTAAGAGCGTTCCTCTCCCTATGACTGAGCCCGCCCCAGATACCGTGCTGTTCGTCCATACTATCTGCATATAACAAACATGCAATACGCACAGGGCATTCTGGTGCACCATCTTTACCAAAGCAAACAGCTTTTGCTTTATCTGCAATTTTTTTATATTTAGTCTTGTCTCTTGGGGGATACCATAATTCGGTGTCAAGCCCGCGACATTTGGCTTTATAACGCCAATCATTTACTTCGTTGCCTTCGTACAAGAACACTCCTGAAGTCTGTGGCGCAGGCTTAGAAAGTCGTCCTCTAACAACATGACATAATTTTCGTCATTTAGGTGGAAGCCAAGGACGGGCATTCGACTGTCAAGAATTGCTTCTTCAACAATCTTTTCTAAGACCTTTGCCTTTACGGTAAAGGAGGCTTTGCCAGTCCATTTATGTTCTATCAATAAGTCTTTTGAACGGACATCGCCTTTACGATTCCAAAAGCCACCGCTTGCAGCATTTCTTTTGCCGCCGATAACTTTTGCTAATCGGTCCTCGTGCTTCCTAGACTGACGTTGTCCCTTAGTTGGCATTTTCCAACTCAGCAACATGCTTAGACCCAACTTTGACGCTTTCTAAAACGTCACGTTCAAGGTTCTCGCGAAGGTCAATATCCTCCCGGATACTATCTAGCATAGCATCTGCGCCCTGCCATTGCTTTCCGCTGTATCGGTAATACGCGCCGGCTCTAACAATAACTTTATTTAAAATACCTAAAGCAACTATTTCTTTAGCAAAGTCATAGTGCCCAGCAGGTACTATTCCACCTTCTGCAAAATAAAAATCAACAAATGCTGGCTCTGATATAGGGGCTGATTTATTTTTAAGACTACGAATCTTTATAGTCTGTCCTATGCGACGTTTTTCTTGTCCAGTTCCTTCTTCTAACCATTCATCTCTTTTTACTTCAAGACGAGTGAAGAAGAAATAATCTTTAGCTTTACCACCTGGGGTAGTTCTTGGGTCTCCGTACATAACACCAATACTCATACGATATTGATTAATAATAATTCCAATAAATGGTCTTTCTTTTTCAACCATACTTCTTTTACCAACATGCTCTACTTTGCGAAAGAACTTACCTGTTAATAAAGCACCTCGTCCTACGGTTGCTTCATCCATATCTTTTTCTTCTTCAGTTGTTGGAACTAATGCTGGAAGTGAATCAATAACAACGCAATCTACTTCTTTAGTTTCTACAAGGTTTATAGCAACTGAATAAGCTTCTTCCATAACATTTGTAGATACAACATATATACGACTGACATCTACTCCACACATTTCAGCATATGCAGGAACCCATTGTTCTGCGGCAATCCATACGGTTGTGAAGTTAGGGTCACGTTTTTGATTAGCAGCAATAGTTTTTAAAGCAATAGCAGTTTTACCATTACTTGCTTCTCCTACAATTTCATGCCATTGATTAGCTGGCCATCCCCCACCTAAAACTACATCTAAAGCAAGTGAGCCAGAAGGCATACGGCTCATATAGTCTTCTCTAATTTCAGACCCAAGAATTACTGTGTTATCACCAAATTGTTTATTAATATTTGCCAGTACTTTTATTAGACTCATTATTCAATCTTTCCTATGATGCCTTGTGGGTTAAAGTTATTTGTAGTTGATATTTGTTTTGCTGCTTGAGTTGGTCCATCTACTGGGACTCTTGCACCTGGCATTCCTGTACCAGATTGTGTTATTGGATACCCACAGTCATAACAACGAGGTCTTACTCCGGGCGCACCACTTCCGTAATTACCACTACCACAACCTGGACAACGGTTAATAGTAGTTGCACTTTCAGGAAGTCTGCGGTCTTGTATCTGTTCTTGCGGATAATAAGGTTGAGTTGGTTGTTGAGTTGGAGGCGTTGTAAATTGCCTTGGTTGTTGCTGTTGTGGTTGATTTGTAGGAGTTGTACCTAATTTATTTGCCCACCAATTACTGCTCATCTAGCTCCTCGATTTCGTATTCTTCAAATTCAGCCCCACCGTGGTCAAGTATGGCAAGTTCCATACCTGCTGAAATAGCTGCAGTTATTGCTGAAAATGATATGTGTCTAAAAGTATTTCTTAAATTTTCTTCCATCTCTTCAAGATTTAAAGTTCCATTAGAACCATTTACTAATATTTCTGTTGAAGGTCTTTGAACAGCAACTAAAACTTGTGCATTAATTTCAGAAATATTATCTATAAATGGTAATAAACTAACTAATTCAGACATACGATTATCGCTGTCTTCTATTTCTTTTTCTTCTCCTTCTTGGCTAATAGGATTTAATCCAAGAATTTCTGCAATTTTATTTGGATGTACAACTTCTAAATCGTACAAATACCACCTAACTAAAGTGGTAAAAGGAATAGGATGTAAAGAATCGGTCACTTAGCTTCTCCCCATTTTTGAACTACTTTTATATCTGCTACCAAGGGAATGTTTAACACTTTTATACCTTCCATAGCATCTTTAATTGCAGTCGTTGATTCTTCAACCAGCCTATCAGGAGTAAGTGTGACTAGTTCGTCGTGAACCGTTAATAAGAGTTTCGCGCCTTCTGGTAAAGCAGCGTTGGCCCTCACCATGGCAACTTTAATAATGTCTGCAGCAGTGCCTTGAATACGAGTATTAAACGCCTGACGTTCAGCACCTGCTTTTAACCCTGGGTCTCGTGATAGTAATTCTGGTAAATATCTCTTTCTACCTAAAATTGTGGTTATGTGAGGCGGCCTACTGTTTCTAGCAACACCAATAATCTTTTGTCTGTATCTATTTACTGAAGTAAAGTTAGCCCCAAAATCATCTAGTAATGTTCTAGCCTCTCGTACGCTGCAACCTATTTGCCTAGCTATTTTGTCTGGACCTACTCCGTAAGCCATCGCTAGCACTAGTACCTTCCCAGCTTTTCTATCTACTCCCATAGTGTTTCCTACGGTTGTATAAATATCTCCACCTTCTTGGTAGTTCTTTAACATAATTGGGTCTTCTGACATAGAAGCAATAATGCGAGGTTCAATCTGTGAATAGTCAGCAACAATCAACTTATAACCTTCTGGAGCTATAAATAAATTTCTAATAGCTTTACCATGGGCTGTATGAGGGGCTGGTACGTTTTGTAAATTTGGGTTACGACTTGAGAATCTACCTGTCTCAGCTCCGTGTTGAATGAAATCACAATGAATGCGACCATCTACTAATAAACTTTCTTTATAGTCGGTCTTAGATTTTCCATTAACAGTTCTAATTACTTCCCCGCCTAAATAAGGAATAACATAAGTTGTTAATAATTTATTTAAATCTGAATATTCTAAAAGAGCGTCTACTAATTCGTCTCTACCTCTAAAAGCCTCAAGGGCTTCAGAAGACACTGAATAATCTGATACTGATAAATCTATACCTTCGTCATCTTTTTTCTTCCCCTTGCCTGTTAAAACGTGGGTCTTTAAACCTCGGCCACCTTGGTCTTTAGGACCATATAACTTTGCTTGCTTTTCTTGGTTAGAATTAATATTAAAAAATCCAGCAATTTTGTAAATAGTTTCTCTTGCTTTTTCTATATCAACTTCTAATAAATCTTTAAGTTCTTGTAGGGCTTTCATATCTATTGGTGCACCAGTAAGCTTCATTTCGCAAAGGACTGCTAGAACATCCATCTCTAATTTAAATACATTATGTACTGCTTGTTCTTTAATCTTTGGTGTTAAAACTTTCCACAACATAAATGTGTATTTAGAATCTAAATAAGCATACTTAGCAACCTCAGTAAAGGAATACTTCTCTACTTCTTTTCCAATACCTTTAACCATCTCATAGTTAAACTCTCTCTTTAAACAATCGTCAAGACCTACTTTATTTTTATTACGGTTGTCTACAATAAATGAAGCAATCATTGTGTCAAAGTAAGGACCTACTGGAACTTTATTGTCAAAATATTTAGCAACAGAAGTTAAATCAAATACAAGATTGTGACCTATTTTTAAAATATCTTTATTAAACATTAAAGGTTTTAATGCTTTAAATACCTCAGCCGGAAACAATTGTTTAGGAGCTTCACCAAATAAAACAGTTGACTTTCTTTTATCTCTTGAGTAATCACTTGGTCTTACTTCTAATCCTTTAGCAACACGCTTCTCACCTTGACCAGTAAGAGGAAATAGTTCTTCTAAAAATTCTCCGTTTGGATGTCCCATAGGAATAACATCACATCTACCATAGGTTGCAAGGGTAATCCATAAAACTTCATTAACGACTGTAACGCCTCTGCGTGGACCTACTGTTTCAACGTCATAAGCAAAAGCATCTTGAGTTAGATAATGACTAACCATTTCGTTTAATTGGTCAGTAGTGGTAATTATATTCATAAATAGTTTAGGGCCCAGGGGCTGAGAAAGGGGAGAGTCAGCCCCTGAGCGGTCTAATGTTTGCCTATCTATCCATTAGTTCTTCAGCAATGGCAAGCAAATCTGTGTAAGAAGTTTGCTTGATTGTTGAATAAGAAAATGGTTCCATTGAAGCAATTGCATTTGCAGCAGTTGCTGGGTCGATACCATAATCTTCTGCCAAGTCGCGTTCTTTAATTGCGACTACATGGTAGACAGTGCTTTGTTTTACGCCTGAACGGCTTATTGCCCAATAATTTTTATTTAAAGGACCTTGTGGTGTTGAGTTAACCATGTGCAAAGTCTTAAACAAACGAGGAGAAGCGATAATCATTTGCTTCTGCGCTGGAGTTATGCTTAAGTTAGCAACAGTAAACCCACGCTTGTCTTCTGGGCGATGGCGCAACTTAAGACATAATGGGCATTCTGCACCCAAACATACATAAGATTTGCGACCAGCCTTTTCAGTCAAGAAATGCTGTCTGTAACTTGCGAACGGACCATTAGGGTCAAGAAACTTAACCACTTGTAATTCTTCGCTGTGTTTAAATTCAACTGGAAAATCGCCAGTAGGAGGTGTTAATTTCTCCGCAGCTTCCCAGCCTGATTGAACTGCTGAACTTGTTGCTTGTTCAGGTCTTGCATCAACCATATATGTGTCAATGCCTGGTACTTCTTGTTGTATAGCCATTTATTCATCTCTTTTCATCTGTTGTCATCTTATTTTCATCCTCGCGAATTTTATTCCACGAGTCAACTAGGTTTTTTGTAACCTGTTGATGTTGAGACCAGTTTATCCTTTTTTCTTCAAAAAGTCTATTCTGATTAAATATCTCAACAGCTGCCTCAATCATACGTCTGCTGTACAAACGACGACCTCGGTATTCCTCCCCTGACTTAGTTGTCGTGGAAGGAAGTCTATAAGGGGATTGGGGAAGATACCCTTCCTTAATCCATGACCGTATAGTTACTAACGGCCTGTTTAAAGCTTTACATAAAGAACCAATAAGAAACATATCAACCTGTGTACCGTTAGGCAAAGTAGTTTTTCTAGGTTTGGAATCCCAATCTAGTATTTGTACTTCTTTTTTTGGTTTAGGTTCTTTGCGTTTTCTTTTACTACCTGGATAGTAAATATCTATATCGCTAAAAAACTTTTCAATATTTTCTTCGGTCATTGTTTGACTAATAACGCGTAAGTAATCTTTGATGGAAACATTTCATCTACTTCTTGTTCGGTGATTAAACCTTCATAGTAAGCAGCCATAATCTCATCTTCATTAATAGTAGGTACTAACTTAATGCATCGGTCTTTAATTCCTTTTGCATCAAGAATAGATTCTGCTTTATCTATATCTAAAGATTTAGAAATCCTTTTTTGATGAACAACAGTAATTCTGGTTAAACCAGATTTTTCGTCATTAATTTCAGCAACAATGTGCCCACGACTATCTTCTTCGCCTATTTCTAATAACGATTCAATAACTCGTTTTTTAATTTCAGTTTGGCGTTGATTTAAAAATTCAACTTCATCTTTAAGTACTATGTATTGTTTAACTTCTTCTTTAAGTTTTTCTAAAGACATCTTGTACCCCCTTCTAGGCTACGTGAATAACTTACCACTAGCCAAAAGGAGATGCAACTATCGCTTTCCGGTGTTTCCTCGGTATCCTGTCTTTTTCTTATTCATGCTTCCTGGGACATGATAGCCCGACTTTTTAGGAACATGCTTTTTTCTAATTTCTAAAGATTTAACAATTTTATCTAAATGTTTTCCCATTAAAAAATATCCTCTTCGTACACAACGTCTTCTGCTAAATATTTTTCTAAAGCCTCAATAATAACACTGGTAACAGTGCGTTCGTCGGCAGCGGCCTTATATTGGACAGCTTGCCATAGGTCATCGGCTACCCGAATAGTGCGAGTAGGGGTTTTTGGGGCGTTAGGCATACACCCTAGGTTATAGGAATTAAGGAGCGCTGTGTGGCTCTGTAGCCCACATAGGTTCTTGATAAGGCACTTCTGCCTTTGGAAGGCCGTTTAAAACGATGTCAGCAGCCACATGTAGCCCGGCAACAAAGTTGTTTGATAAGCCTATTTTTAAGCAATGGTCTGCGTACCTTTGAATCTCCATGGCTATATCAGATTTGGCCGTAGTCACTTCTGCAGAACAATCTTTCCAGTCTTCCATTAAACCGACTCTCCTTGTAAGAACTTACTTAAACTTTGTACAGTAAGTTTAACACCCCCTTTGTCATCTATACCTTCTCCGTCAATAACGGCGTTTGCAACAGCATTCTTTTGTTGAAGCATGTCATGCTGCCTAACTTCTATTGAGCCACCCATAAGTAAATCTTGAATAACAATAGATTCCCAAGTAGAAGATGCTCGTTTAATACGGCCGTTACGTTGAGCTGCCGAACCTGATGACCAAGGAAGGTCGTAATTTATGAGGAGATTAGCTGCAGGCAAATCGACGCCGTAACCACCAGCGTCACTAGAAATAAGTACACGCACAGAAGAATCTTCGTTGAACGCAATTTTATTTTCCTCTTTAGTTCTAGCGTCTAATTTTCCTGAATAAAGCCTACATCTTTTAGGGCCTAGTTTCTCAGCAATCTTGTCCAACATATCTACATAAGAAGCAAATATTACAACCTTATGGTTGTCATTTTGTTCTAAAAAATCTAAAGCATATTCTGTCATTGTTTCTAATTTATTAGAAGTTTTTATATCTTCTAGTAAACCGCTTTCAAACAACTCATTAGCGTAAGAAGAGCCTTCACCATTCATTTGTTTAAACTTTTGAGCACTGGTTCTTAATAGGTCTGGGTGTGAGCATAACATTTTCAATGCACCAATTTTAGACATAATTTTTCCACGCATCTCGTCTTCTGGTCCACCAGATTTAGATTCAAGTCCGTAATGAGACATTATGTTAAAAGAACTACCAAATAAATCTTGAGCTTCTTGTAAATCGTATAAAAGGTCAGTCTTTATTTTTTCGTATAGTTTTGCGCTTTTTCTGTCGAACGGGACGACAAGCGGGTCATTATGGATAGTGTCTGGAAGGTATGGGGCAACGTCCGGGTCTTTTTGAGCTTTTCGTACGCAAGCTGTACTAAGACGAGTATGAAGAGTAGGAAGATTCCTATAACGCTCAACACCGCCCCAGTTATTACGGACAATAAACGCTTGGTCAAATAAATCAAACCTTCCTAATACCTCGGCATCTACAAACTGCATAATACTAAACAACTCTTCTGGTTTACCATTCTCAATAGGTGTGCCTGTAAGAGCAAACTTAAATGGAGAAGTTCCTAAACGCTTGGTGTACTTAGAGCGCTTAGACCTAAAAGACTTAATAGCAGTAGCCTCATCTAATACTACAAACCCTCTTGGTAATTTTTTAATCAAATCCCAATCGTTAACCACTTGTTCATAATTCATAATTACATAATCTACTTTGGTTTCTTTCCAGTTATACGCTTCTTGGTATTGAGACTGGCGTTTTGCTTTAGAACCATCTATGACTATGGCTTTAGAAGTATCATTAGTAAATTTTTTAATTTGATTAGCCCATTGATATTTAAGACTAGATAAGCAAACGACTATTCCAGGCTCTTTTACTTTTCCTTCATCCATTAACCGCTCAATAGCAGCAATAGTTATAACAGTTTTACCAAGACCTAAATCGTATGCAACAAGCATCTTAGTTCTTTGGCACATTTTGTCTACAGCTTCTGGTTGATAAGGAAGAAGAGTTCCTTTAAAACTCATACTATTGCTTTCTCTCCATGCAATGAATGACGTGCTGTTTCTAATCCCTGTAGTATTTCTACCTTACTCATAGCCCCAACGTCTTTAACATCAATACCATCGTAATTAAAAAACCAAACTTCAAAACCTTTTTCTTTAGCAAGCTTTAGCATTTGTACTGAAGATTTTTTACCAGCCTCATCGTTGTCCATAGCCATAAATATTTGTTTAGCACTTTTAATAAGTTTTACTTGTTGATTAGAGATGATTGCGCCAAACACAGCAACCCCTCCTGTTATACCTACTGAATCAAGTCTTACAACATCTAAAGGAGACTCAACAACTATAACTCTTTCTCCATCAAGCTGTTTAAACCCAAACAAGGCGTCGCTCTTTACTATTCCCGTTGGAAAGTTTTTAAAAAATCTATTTGTAAAACCTTTTTCTTGCCAACCCATTAATTCTTTTGTATATGGGTCTCTTATAGGAATAATCCAATTGCTTTTATTACTGTCCCAAAGAATCTCATATTTAATTGCAGACTCTAAAGTTAATCCTCTAGCTTTTAATGCTTCAATAGGTGGGTTAACAAAAGCTTTTAAAGCAGCTTCAGTAATTTTTGGAGTCTCTGGTTCTACTGTAACTTTAGTAGTTCTTTCCCAAACGGTAGATAAATCTTCTGGTATTTCTAACCACTCTTTAGCTTGTCCATAATCAAAAAATCCAAAATTATCTTTCATATCTTTTAAGTAAGCAGTAAGGCTATATAGACTTCCTCGGTAATCGCAAGAAAAACAAATATGTGCTCCAGTTTCAAAATTTATATACCAAGAAGGATTACGGTCGTCTTTCCCAGTGCGCTCTTTATGAGCAGGGCAGTATGATTGAATTTCTGAACCTCTAACATTTACAACTTCAATACCTAAACGTCCTAGTATTGTTTCCATTTGTTCTAGGGTCATAAGTCTGTTTCGTCAATCTCTCTAAACTGAGCTTCGTTCCAATCCCATAAAAGCGATACTTCTGCGGGACCTGAGTTACGGCTTGCAATAACTTTTAATAAACGAGTGTCTTCTACATTCTCGTCTTCTTTTTGAAGACCTAGTAATACATCAGCGTCTTGTAAGAATGAAGATGAATAACCAATTGAATCTGCTGTTACGTTGCCTTTTTTCATTTTCCAATTAAGAACTTGGGTAGTAATAATTATAGGGCGTTGGAATCTCTGTGCTACTTTTTTAAGTGAACGAGTTATGTTAGTAAGGGCTTGAGCAGTATTTGATTCTCCTGATTGCTCATCCATCATTAGGTATACGCCATCAATAAAAACTACATGTGGTTGAAGTGTTTGAATCTTGCTAGCAATACCTGACACGGTGGAACCTGCCGCAGAATCTACTAACCAAAACTTTTGTTTCTCTTCTTTTAGTCTGTTAAGGACTGCTTTGTATCGTGATTCTTCTTCTGAGGTTAAAGTTCCTGTTAATAATCTTTGATGTGAAAGTTTAGCCCTCATTGCATCGTATCGATTTTCTTGTTCTAAATTACTCATTTCAAATGACTGAAACATTGGGGTTTTTTGTGAATAGTAATGAACGTTGTGAGCAATCTGCATTGCAAGAGTTGACTTACCAACTTTAGGTGGAGCAACGATAACAATCAATTGTCCGTTCTGTAATCCACTAGTTGCTTTATCAATAGTTGGGAAGCCGGTAGGGATGCCGCGTAAACCATTGGGGAGTAGTTTGCGCTCTTGATATTCATCCCACCGGCGGTCTGGGTCAGAAGTAATGTCTACGTCAGAACTTAACGTTAGACCATCTTCTTCTAATTTAATTAAACCTCGTTGTAAAACTAATAAAGCATCTTCGTGGTCTTTTTTCTTTTCAATACTTTGAATAGCATCTTGAATCATAGAAGAAGTAGCAAACTTTCTTCTAATGTTAATTATGTCGTCAATTAAATAATCAATTGAATCTTGTACTTCTACAAATTTGTAAGTTGGAAAATTAGCTGATACTACCTCTAAGCTTGGAGACTCTCCATATTTAGAAAAATGTTCTCTGGCAAATAGCCACAGTCTTCTATCATCTTCTTCTGAAAACCACTTTTCATTAACTCCTCTAGAAAATAAAGGTGTTAAGTTTCTATCCTTTATTGCTTTATTTATTAAACGAGTCTCATTGTTCATATCTGTGAGTAGTCCATTCCCCAATGTCCATATCTTAGAAGCCTATCAGGTAAATCTAACACACCTACAACCTCTGGTCTATAGGGCAATTCGTTAACTAGGTGATTGACAGATTTGTAAGGGGTAACGTATCTAAAAGGATTAGTACCCTGCTCATCTATAAGTTCTATTTCTTTTTGTAATTGTTTAGCGTTTTTATCAAATGAAGCTAATTCTAAAGTGTAACCTTTACGGTCAGCAAATAAATAAAGTTTGCTAAGTATTTGACGGTCATAAGATATTTCTTCGTCTGACACTGGTATTAACCTAAGAATTTTTTTAATTCTAGGTTCAACGTTTGTAAATACATCCATAACGACTATTACCCTTTTAGGTAATTCGTTACTTAAGTCCCCTTTATACACGAATTAAAAGACCTCGATTTTTCCAAACTTGATAACGAATTCTCTAAAAGCACTATTTGATTCTTTGGCTTTAAAGGCTTCATCATCAGTTGCTCTGTTGGAGATTTCCAAAGGATAAGTTCCGCCGTTGTTGTCGATTCTTGCTTTAACAAATTTGACATGTTTACAGGTTAGCCTTCCTTGGAATCCTGGGCAAGTGCAGGAAAGACTACCATTTTCTTTTACACTAACTTCGTGAATGTTAGGGCCTGGTGATTGAGTTTGACTTAAAAAAACTTGAACTAAGCGTGAGTCTTCGTCCACGTACTTACCTCTCATTTTCTTAAATCACTGCCGTCTACGACTAAATATGAAAACGCTTCTCTTGCAAAACTTTCTGTAGCGTCACCATATAGGCTAGCCCAATTATCTAGTGAAGCGTTGGTTGTAACGATAGTAGGCAAGCCGTTGTTAAAACGAGTTCTAAGTAAATGGTGGAGCATAGACTTCTGCCACTCTGAGTGTTTTGAAACGTGTTCTTTACCAACGTCGTCAAGAACTAAAACTCTGATGTTGTAAGCATCATCTTCTGCTTCACCAAACAAACCGGCAAGTAAAACATCTTCACTTTCGGTCAGGTCGTTTTGTATATCTTTACCTTTTAAGTTTAATACGTCGTTATAAGTTATGAAGTAGCAAGGACGAACTAAAACTTTTCCTTCACCTGGTTTAAAAGAGGCTAGAGGTAGTTCTTTAAGCATCTCTTGAATGACAGAAAGCGCCAAAGTAGTCTTTCCTCTACCCGGAGCCCCGTATAAAAGAATTCCACGGCCACAGAGACGGTCTGAGGCCTCTTTAATGACCCTACCTTCACTGACTCGCGAAATCCACGATTTTAGGCCATTTAGGACCTCTAATGGGGCGTCTGTACAGTCTTCTAATCCCCACCCAACTCTTTTCCAAGGAATGTTGGCTAGTTGAATCCAAGACCTTCTACGAACCTTAAGGTCCTCGGGCTTAAACATTAAAGGATTCCTTCCCATGATTTAGCAGACTGCTCTTTGGCTTTCTGTATCTCGTCTTCGGAATGTATCCTAGTTTTAGCCTGTGCCGCAAGTGCAGAGAATCTTGATATAAACATTCTCCAAAGAATATTTCCATCTGAGTACTTTCCATCTGTAAGACTACTAAAAAATATGTTCATCATTTCAACCTCAAGTTCCCCATTGGTGTCGTTCTTAACTCTAGCCCCAGCTAAAGCCGGAATAAAGTTACTTTCTGTAAGAGAAATGGGAGATATGTTCCAAAGTTCTTCTATACGGCGAGCAAACTCATAAGCACAATCCTGTGGACTCCAGTCTTTAACTGGTTTATTAGCACGATTGTATTTTGCTTTTTCTTGCTTGGCTTTTTTGGCTGCATTAAACTCTTTCTTCTTTTGAGCCTTTAGCTTTTGGTTAGCCTCTTTAACTTCTTTTTCAAATTCATCTTCCGAATTATTAGAAAAGAATTTATATCCCATTTCATTCCCTTCCTCCATTCGGACTCCGTCCGAATAAAGACCTAATATATTTATATGTTTAGAACTAGTATTAGTTAGCATATTCAGTGATAACAGTGGCTCGGTTTTCAACCACCCCGGTTGATTTTCAGCCACCCCTGGCTGATTTTCAACCAGTACCCATGTATTGACTCCTACAGGGTTTCCATTTATATTTTGAACTTTATATTTAAGTATTCCTAAAGCTTTTAGTTCATTAATAGCCGTGGTAATAGCATACCTACCCTCTTTAAGAACCTTTTCTAAAGAACGTGCGCTTATGTTTACATTTGGGTTATTTTTTAAATAAGTCAATAATCCAAGTGCACTCAATGACATCATTTTTTAAGTTGGTCCTTAACGTGAGTGACGACCATAGTTGCAAAAATTCTTGCTATTTCATCTAATGAAATGTAAAGAGAATCTAGTTCATCAATCTCTTCTTCTTCATCTTCGTCATCTTCGTCTTCATCTTCTTCTACATTAAAATCTATGTGCTTTGGTACTTCCATAGATAGTTGTTCTTGAATAGGTGGTTGAGGTCTTTCTTCTACCTTTAAAGACCCTTTAGTATTAATTTGGATTAACCCATCAGTTAAATCAAAAGAAGGAACTCCAGCATCATTACATTCTGATAAAACGTTAAGACAATCTTCGTCTTCATCGTTCCATAGTAAAAACGCTGCTGCTTTTGAACCTTTAACTGTTTTTAAAGCTTCTTTAATAGCATTAGGTTTATTTATTACAACTACTTCTTTGTTTTTATCTTTAGCTAATTGAGAAGCCCAAGTTTGACCTTCACTTGGATTTTTTTCATAAGGTAAAACTAAAACCCCACCATCACCTTCTGCATGGTAGTGGTCTTCTAAAAGTACTTCGATATTTGTACGAGATGTTTTCCCGTTTCCTGCAACGATTACGTAGTAAGTCATTGGCCCTCCTAGACCAAGACTATATCAACCTCAGCGGTCTAGTCGAGTTGGTTGGGTAACGGCGGGTCTATAGGAGGTAATACTGTCAGCTAATACAACCAAGAAAGGGGATAAGAACCCACTAGCAACGGTAGTAACTATAAACAAAGGTATAGAGGTAACCCCTGTTAAACCAACCCCTACTGCAGATAAAGCAAGAGCAGCAATAGCTCTATAAATCCTTAAATCAATTAGTTGTTCTATTACAGCTAAAAAGAAAGCTGCAAAGCAAGCAGATAATATTAGTTCTAACATACTTCTATAGTACTACTAGTCTGGTTGAGCAAAATATAGGGCAAAAGTAGAACCAAGTAATATATTTTTACTTATTTCTCTTTTTAACCTATCCTCTACAGAAAATTTATTTTTATAAAAATGGCTTCTTGAGGCTTCTACAGCCCCTTCCCAAACTAAAGAAGTAGAATCTTCTTGACCGCTTCGAGACCCGTCAAAATAATCTAAAACAAATGAAGCTTTTTCAAACAAAGCATCTTCTAAATAAACTACTGCCCCTGGATTTGAAGGTGTCCAACTTACTTTTACAGATGCTTTTAATAAAGGAGATACGGTACCCTTTTCCCCAGTAACTGACGTGCCCGTAGCTGGATTAGTTACAGTAAATTGTGTTGAAGAAGCTGATGCAACCACTACATCTTTTAAATTAAATGCGTTTGTTGAAAGACCTGTAATACTTACAATTTGGCCAATTGAAAGTGAATTATTTGCAATATAGGTAATAACTCCTGCTGAAGCAGAAGCTGCAGTTACGCTTGATGCTAAAGATGGGGCAGTGTCAGTTACTGAAACTCTATACCAAATACCAACTGGAGAAGCGGTTCCACTAACTGTAGCTAAAGGTATATTTGTATTAGTTACAGCATAACTAACTGTGTTATTTAAAACAGAAGATATTTGCCAAGTTCCGTCATACGGAGAACCCAATCCATCAACTAAAATAAAAGATTTATCGTTACCAGCATAATTTAAAAAATCGTATCCTTCATTTAAAGTTATAGTTGCTACGTTTCCACTTAAAACAGCTTGTGTAATATTGTATGTAGGTGGACATTGAGTTGGAAGTCCGTTAACTGTTGAAATTAGAGTATTTAAACTTGTATACCAGCTTATAGAAGCAGTAACTAATTCACTGGTTGTTTCTGGCTCTACGTAAACGCTAAAAGTATAATCATTACCAGAAAGAACGTTAAAATAATCAGTAGTTGTTGTATGACCCACTACCGATACCAATGAAACACCAGAAGGGGTAACTTTTAAAGAATCTCCTGCGATGGAAACAAGTCCACTTGGAGATACAGCAGTGCTTGAAATGGGAGCGTTTACTTTAGCGTAAGAAACAGTTTTACCAATAGGGTTTGAAGCTGTAACAACATAAGACCCATCAAAAGGAGCCCCTACCCCAGAAACAACTATATTGTCATTAATAAATATAGGAAGATAAGAATCACTTACTGTTAAAGTAGCTGTATTAGAACTTAATTCTTTGTTTACAACAACAAACTCTCTAATATCTACTCCTGGTTTTGAAGAGTCTAAAGTTAAAGCCGCATTTGTTGCAGCCCAAGGACTAGATGAAAGGGTAAAAGAAGGATTTGTAATTTCATTAATTCTATTAGCTTTAAGTGTTATATTAATTCTTCTTGCGTCTTCAAAAGCAGTTTTAGAAATTGCTTCTTCAAATTGAGCGGCATCAAAATAATGGACTTCACTAACTGCAGTATTACTAATATTTACAGCAACGCTTGCGTAATGCGCGTCTGTTGGAGCTATAGCTGTTGCAAAAGGTCTAAGGGTTGGGCTGTCCCAAGCTAAAGTAGCATTTGATACAGGAACTCCCTGTTGTAAAGTTCCTAAAGCAGCGCCAAATCTGTCGTAGAATTGGATACCAAGTCTTATATTTCTTGTGGTTGTACTAGCAGCACTAAAAATACTAAATGTGTATGTTTCACCTTCAGTTACTGGTATACCTTTAGTAATAGGATTATTAACACCACAAGTAAATGAAACAGACCCAGTTCCAGTTGATGTAAATCTAAGCATTCCGTTGTCACTACTTGGATATCCAACCGGGGCTGTTACTTCGTAAGGTTCTATTATTAAAGGGTCACCTACGTACCTTGTTAAAGTACCCCCAGAAGATATAGTCCAATTTCCTATAGATTCTTCAAAAGAAGAGTCGTTGTAATCAAGAAATAAATTTTTACCCTTTTCAACAATAGAGTCGTATCCACTAAAACTTTTTATAAAAGCTAGTAAACCATCATAAGTGCCTTTTTCTTTGTAAATATTAAATAAATTTCTTAATAAAACTCTTTGTTGCTTAAGACCTACCTCTGGCTCAAAACAACCACCAAATTGTTCTAACATTTGTGGAAGAAGTTGACCAGGTAAAGAATCTATTTTATATAAATCTAAAAAGTTTAATGCATAAGTTTTTTCAATATCATATTCAAAACCAAATATTTTTAAAAAGTTTTTTAAAAATAAATTGTCAGCCTCTGATAAAACATCTCCAGTTAAAGAATTTACTTTATAAGAATCAGGTAAATAATTATATAAATCATTAGAAGTATTAAAGTCTTTAACAGAAATACCTACAGCGTTAGCTGCTCTTAACCATGTAAAATTAATGTTTTCTCTTACAAATACACTGTAATAGTAAAACTTACCTTCAGTTAAAAATTGCACTTCTCCATCTATAATATCTCCAGCGTCTATATATTCAGTAGGAGCTGAGTTAACAAAAGAATCAACTAAAATAATTCCATCAGCTGCACTAGTTGGAAACCCATATGAATTTCTAATTACCCTGAGTTGAGACCAGTTACCAGTAGGATTAGTCCATGACAAAGAGATACGACCATACCCAGAAGGAAAGGCTGTAAAAGGATAGGCGTTAAAGTCACTTACTGTAAATGGACCGTAAAAACCTATACCGTAATAATCTCGACCGTATTTTGCCATCGTTTACCTTAGAATACGCCAGATATAACTAAACCGTATAACTCTTGAACGTCTGTTGAAGTTGCAGCAACACCTGTGGTTGTATTTAAATTACCGTTTGCATCAATCCAAGTTCTAACCGAATTTGAGCTGTTTCTCCATTCTTGAAGATTAGCAGATTGTCCAGCAGCTGCTCTAACATTTAATCCAACTACGTTTGTAGCAGAAGGAAGTATTGTGTCTCCTCCTACTTTATGAACGTATTGATTATGTGAGTCTGCAATCACACCAGTTTCAATATTTGCAAGTCTTGCATTTAATGTTCCATAGTTTTGAGATGCTGTATTAAATGTTCCACTTGAAGAGGGGGAAGTTGAAGTTGCAATATTTGTTCCTAAATTTGTTTGAATTGCAACTACTTCATCTTGAAGTGAGTTTACGTGAGAGGAATCTACAATTTCAGTAAAATTACTTTTTGTTTGAAATGATTTTATAGCTCCTGGGTAGGTTGCGGCCATGTTTTCTCCTTTTAGGCTATTCCACCGGATGGTGTGATTGTTAAGGTTCCTGCTTGAGGTATTTCATTGTCAGAACATATGATGTCTACCACTGCTTCTATTGTTCCTGTAAGTCCTGTTAAAGCTAAAAGAGTAGTTGTAGTTCCAGTAACTGTAAATGTAGTTGATGTTGGAGCTGATGCAATAGAATAATTTCCATTTACAGTAGCGTCTACGCTATCTATGGTCACTCTATTTCCTGCAACATAATTATGAGGTTTTAAAGTAGTAAGAGTAATAGTTGGTGAACCAGAAGCTCGAGCTGCTGCCGTAATAGCGTTGTCTCTATCTAATAAAGTTATAGTTGAGTAAGCCACACCAGATACTGTTGATACTTCTGTTAACAAATCTTGTAAAGTTATTCTATCTTTAAAGTTAACATTATCAAAAGCAAGAAAATTACTTAATACAGATTGAACCGCATTTGTAACGGTACTTTGTCTGTATTGGTCTAGAACTTGAACGTCAATTTCTATATTTACATCTACATATGAAGGAGGTTGTAAAGTTAACGTCGTAGTAGGAGGCATTTTATCTGCAAAAAATGTTTGAACTGTAGGTTGTAGATTAGTAAACACTAATGTAGGCGTAACATTATCATCTTCAACACCAGGGTCACCAGACGGTGCGTAATACAAAGTTATGCTGTTATAAGTATTAGCAATTGCATTTGCTTTTGCTACTCCTAAAATTTGGACGGCTAAAGACGCGTAGTCTTCTAAAGTAACCGCTCTGTTTAATGACCTAATACTGATTGGAGTATTTAATCTTACTGAATCAGTAGATTCTGAATCAGAACCTCCTGAAGCGGGGTCTTCATTGTTTACCTGAAGACCTACTTGATAGTTAGTTACTATCTCAGTTAATGTATTTTCTGCAACGTTTCCAGCATCTCCAGCACCAACTCTGTAAGTTGCTTCTATAGTTCCATTTCTTGGGGGAATGCGTCCACCAACGTTATCTCCAAAAATAACATAAGTTCTATCTTCACCATCTACATCAATTGTATAAACAGGGTCATTTCCTGAGTAATCTACTAAATAATCAACAAATGTATAAACTACGTTATCAACTGTGATTTCAATGCTATCTTTAATAACAGGATAATCAGCTAAAAGAAAAATTTGGTCTGCTAGACCACTTGAAATTCCAAGTGCGTCTATACCAGTTTCTTCGACTGTGTATCCCTGAGTAGCAACAACCGTAACTACAGCGCCAGCTGTTAGCCCACCATCTCCAGAAGCTGGAACAGTTATTGCTGAGTTTGTTTCAAATATAATTTCAACATTTTCTCCACTAACAATGCTTGTAGTAGATACTTGAGTTCCGGCAGGAACAACTTGTGAAGAAGTAGCAAAAGTACTAAAAGATAAAGTAACTGTTGCTGGAGTGCTAGGTGTAGGAGTGTATCCTAATAATCTAGCCATTCTAAGAACGCTGTCTCTTTGACTGGCGGTTAATATAAACGATTCATTAGCTGCTCTATCTATATAAAAGCTCATAATGTCGCCCATATAGGCAAACAATTCAATTAAAGTAATACCAAAATCAGAAGCGTCTCTATTCTTCCATTCAGGTAAAAAGTATTGAATTAGAGATATCATGTCATCTCTAATAGCCTCAAAGTCTCTAGATGTGTAATCTATTTGAGGTATTACATTTGGTTCAGCCATTAGTTATTCCCTTCAAGCAAATCTCCGGACCTAGTAAAGGTACCTGTATTTATATTTATTTCGTCTGTTGTTTCATTTGGAAGCTTATAGTTTATTGTAATGTTTAAATGCATTGTATTTAAATCCAGTTCTATATATAAATCTTGTAAAACCAAAGAAGGAAGCCATTGAGAAAATGCTTCTCTAACTGTAGCATCTACTATAGGTA